TTACTTTTTTAAAAGCAAAAGGAGTAGCATATTGTCCACCTGCACCTACAGAAAATGAAGCTGATCCTCCTGTTCCACTCATTTCAGACATTCCTTTAATTCGATCGTATTCTTTTCTTTTATTATTCCTTAAATACGTTCTTAATTCATTTCTTCTTCTTCTAATATCTAAATAATGATCTTTAAAAAAAGGCTCTCCAGTAGCATCTGCTACTTCTTTAGCTGTATTCATTAGATCAGTAATATCGTCAAATAATTTTTTGTAATTTGCAGTATAATCAACAGACCAAGAGATTTGACCCGTTTCCGGGTCAATTTTAGTTACAGTAGTTTTTATACCACCTGCTACTTTAGTATCACCAACTTTACGCATGGGCTACTTTTAACTCTTCTACTAATTCAAGATATTGAAGAATATTTACAATATTTTCACTTGTAACTTTAGCTTTTTTATCTAATTCTTCAATTAAATTAGATACCTCATTAATTTTTATTTGAACTGTTTTATCAGTAACTTGAGACATTAACTCATTTAATTGAGTTTTAATTTTAGTTACTTCATTATTATAAAATTCTTTTAATACAGGAGTTGAATCTACTGAATTAACATACTGTCTTAATACTTCTTTTTGGCTGTTATGTAAACCATTATACTTACCATTAAATTTTTCCATTAAAATTTTATAAGTAAGCATACGAGTATCTTTATCGTATGATTGGAATTCTTGGAACACTCCAGCTTCAACTTTTTCTTCATCAATTTTTGATTCTGAAAGGTGTTCTAAAAGTGTCATTTTATTATTAATAATGAGATCTGTATCTACTAGGGTGTCTGAGTTTTGGATTTCATTTAATACATAAAAAGCAGCATGAGTTTTATAGTGGGAAAGTTTTGTTTTAAAAAATTCTTCTATATTATAATGCTTTTTAATTTCATTAATAAGATTATATTTTTCTCTTTTAAGTGCACTACGATTTAACTTTCTAGAAGCTTCAAGTAATGTTTGTATCATTACATTAGCTTTAGATTCAGTTAAAGATGTATTCTTAGTAAGAGTTTCGTATAATTTATATTCTTTTCCAAGTTCACTTTTAATAAAATATTTTTGGATAAGTTTTAAAGACTCTGAGTCTTCACCATTAAGGGTATCTGCCGTTACTCGGCGAACCAATAGTTCAAATAAAATACCAGTATTTTTGTATTTTGAATGTTTAATATTCATTCCTAGTAGGATTTATTATAAATATATAAGGAGATATTACTCTTTAATATTTGATTCATCTAATAATGATTCTTTCTTTTTATCTGATGTAAAGATTAATTCTTTACCCATGGATTCGAGTAATGAACGATTCTTAGCATAGTTTTGCTTTGCAGATTCATTAAAGCCAGGTTGATCATCTATTTTATTTTGTTGACGACCTAATCTGTCTTTTCCAAAAGCATTATCTTGAGTATTAATATTAGATGCCTTTTCTTTAGGACGACCTAATGGTTCTTTTTCATTGTACCCATCAGGTACATTACCTGGGTCGCTTTCCATTCTACCTTGCCCATATAATGAAGCTAAATCATGTGGTGTACCATATGAACGGCCTGTTGTAAGTGGATCATTACCTTCAGTTTCAATTTGATTCATACGGAACTGACGTTTTTGATCTTGGGCAATTAAATCTCTATATTCTTCATACTGGTCTTCACTTAAATGGAATATATGCTCATAAATCCAATCTGTAGGAAGCAATTTATTTTCCATCATTTGTGAAGCTAGATCTACTTTTTCTTTCATCAATGCAATCTTTTCTTGATCATATATGATAGAAGGTGTAGTTAAATCTAGTTCAAAATTAGTCATTTGTTCGTCTCTATACCCTTGAGCATATAAATGAACTAATGCAATTTTATATAATTCTGAAATTAGAATACGTTGAATGCGATCAATGGTACGACCAAAACGAATATCTTCAGCTGCTAATGTAGCTTTACCTGAAAGGTCTTTATCATATCCCATAAATGCTTTAGGCACTTTAAGGGCAGCAAATAATTTTTCTCTTAAATATTCTACATCTTGAATACCATCGTATGATAAACCAGGTGTTGTTTCAATTTGAGTTGCTTGATCATTCCCTCTAACTGGTAGATAGAAATCTTCAAGTAAGTTTTGCATGTTGTATTTTAAATTATAATCACCGGTTTTCTCATCCATGTACGGAGTACGTTTTAAGGTTGAGATAGTTTTTTGCATGAAGTTTTCTACTTCATTTGGTGGAATAGAACCAACATTAATTTTAAAGATACGTTTTTCAGGTGCGCGTACAATTCTATGAATTAACATAGCATCTTCCATTAACGCATATTGCTTATATAATTTACGACCTGGTTCGATATATGATCTACCATAAGGTAAATAGTTCATATCCGAAAGTAAACGGAAGTGGGCAATTTCATAATTATCAAAAGTAACCATACTAGCATTTTGCTGGTTTGGTACACTATAATAACCTGAAGAAGAACCACCATAAAAACCATCTGGATTGTAATTAAATATTACTTTAGATGGATTTTCTGGGTCAAAATTTTCTTGTCTTTCAATGTGGTAGGCTGAATATGGTATTACATTATATACACCAAATTTTTCTGAAATCTCTAGTTTAAGGAAGAAATCACCATACTTACACATTTGACGAGTCCAAGACCAAAGGTTAAACTCAATATTTAATACGTCGTAAAATAAGTTATATAGAATTTTCTGGATGTCTTCATCCGAGGATTTAATTTGTAATACCTCACCCATATCGTTTTTAAGTGAACACTCATCAGCTACAATGTCAAGAGCAGAAGCTATAATAGCATCTGTATCCATTACATCATAATCCGAATAAAGCATAGTCCTCATATATTGGTAGTTCATATTGAACTGAGCACCATATAATGAGGTTGAAGATGGGTTTTGGTAGACTCCTCTATATCTATCCATTAAAGAGTTTGTAGCAAACTCACCAGAGGTCTGGATATGATCGGTATCAACCGTTTTTAATTGATTACCTCCTACATTACGGATGACAACATCCGAGGAGAATAATCTTTGTAATCTAGTAAATAAGCCTTTATCAGCCATAATATCTGTTATTATTATAAATATTGTCTAAAGCAACCAACTAATATCTTCTTGTTTCCCGTTTATCTCTTGTGTATATGGATTATCAACACTATTAGCATTGTAACCACCTTTCCAAGATATTTTATTAGTAGCAATACTATTTAATGAGGCCTTACTCATATCTAAGTGTTGTTGACTAAATTTAAACGATGTATCACGCATAAACATACCAATTCCAAATGCCATAACCAAATCGTCATTATAACCTTGTTGAGCTTCAGCGCGTCCGTTTTTCCACATAAACACTTTCATCTCTTCAATTAAACGTTTTGATTGAATGGTAACTGATTTATCATTAACATATTCTTGAAGTTTACCTATAATTAAAGGTCTAACTCTAGATGTCATACTAAATCCAGGAACCATTTTGCTTGTATCCATATATCGATCAAAATACGAATTTGCTTTTGTAGCATCACTTTTAGATGAGTAGTAAAGGTTAGTATATCCTCTATCTATAATTGTTTGGATCGTTGCCCAACCAATTGAGGCATTCTCTACTACAAGCATAGCTTCATTGTATTCAGTAGCTATACCAACTAATAAATGACCAAATTCTTTTGTGCCTAATTGCCCTTTATATTCAGCAACTTGGGTATTCGTTTCAATGTCAATAATATGGAACGCAGAATAGTCTTTCCCATCCCCACGAGCAACGTCTGCAACCACAAGGTAGGATCTAGAATAGTCGGCTGGCTCCCAAATCCATAAATTTTGATCAGCACCTCGTTTTTCGAGGGGATCTTTGATATAAGTTTGTTCATAAAATTCTAAGTATTCAGCATAGAATACAGTATCACCCGAGGTACTAAAATCACAATCACACTCTTGTGCTGCCATTCTAGGATCACCTAGTAATTCATCCTGTCTATCTCTCCATGTTTGATCACGCTCTGGATGGACATACCAGGGAAGTTTAATAGGTAAA